ATTATATAGAAAGGGAGTTTGATAATAGAGACGAGGGATATTGGTTTATGAATAATGGTGAACCTACATATATCACTGGCTCTCATTATATGTATCTACAGTGGTCAACAATTGATATAGGATATCCAGACTTTAGAGAAGCTAATAGGTTGTTTTTTATATTTTGGGAAGCTTGTAAGGCTGACAAAAGAAGTTTTGGAATGGTTTATTTAAAAATAAGACGTTCTGGATTTTCATTTATGGGTTCTTCGGAATGTGTCAATACAGGGACACTGGCAAAAGATGCAAGGGTGGGAATTCTATCAAAGACTGGTTCTGATTCTAAAAAAATGTTTACAGATAAGGTTGTTCCTATATCTAATAGACTTCCTTTTTTCTTTAAGCCCATTCAAGATGGTATGGATAAGCCTAAAACAGAATTAGCATTTAGAGTACCCGCTTCTAAGATTACTAAAAAAAATATGTATGAATCTGTTAACGAGGAGTTGACAGGATTAGACACTACTATTGACTGGAAAAACACAGATGATAACTCTTATGATGGAGAAAAATTACTTTTATTAGTACATGATGAATCTGGTAAATGGATTAAGCCTAACAATATATTAAACAATTGGAGGGTTACTAAAACCTGTTTAAGGTTGGGAAGTAAAATTATAGGGAAGTGTATGATGGGCTCTACATCAAATGCTTTAGATAAAGGAGGTAGTAATTTTAAAAAGCTTTATGAAGATTCTAATTTAAAATCTCGTAATGCGAACGGTCAAACTAAAAGTGGAATGTATTCTTTGTTTGTTCCTATGGAATTAAATATGGAAGGATTTATAGATGTGTACGGTCACCCTGTTCTTAGAGCTCCTAAAGAAAAAGTAAAAGGAATTGACTCTGAATGGATTACTAACGGAGCTATTGATTATTGGGAAGCAGAGGTAGAATCCTTAAAGAACGATGCTGATGCTCTTAACGAATTTTACCGTCAGTTCCCTCGAAGTGAATCTCATGCATTTAGAGATGAGAGTAAGTCTTCTTTGTTTAATTTAACAAAAATATACCAGCAAATAGATTATAATGATTCGCTTATAATGGAGCATCATTTAACTAGAGGACATTTTTACTGGGAAAATGGAATTAAAGATACTAAGGTAATTTTTAGTCCTGAAAAAAAAGGAAGATTTTTAATAGGATGGTTTCCTTCTAAAAACTTGCAGAATAGAGTTATAAAAAAGAACGGATTAAATTATCCTGGGAACGAGCACATAGGAGCGTTTGGATGTGACTCTTATGATATATCTGGTACTGTAGGAGGCGGTGGCTCTAACGGAGCGCTACACGGAATAACTAAATTTAGTATGGAGGAAGCTCCTGCTAATGAATTTTTCTTACAGTATATTGCCAGACCTCAAACGGCAGAGATATTTTTCGAGGAAGTTTTAATGGCTTGTGTATTTTATGGTATGCCTATACTTGTTGAAAATAATAAGCCTAGACTTTTATATCATTTCAAAAATAGAGGTTATAGACATTTTTCAATGAATAGACCGGATAAACATAAATCAAAGTTATCTAAAACAGAAAAAGAACTTGGAGGTATACCTAACAGTTCCGAAGACATAAAGCAAGCTCATGCAGCTGCTATAGAATCTTACATTGAAAAAAACGTAGGTCTAGATTTAGATGGTACATTTAGAAGCAAAGACGAGATGGGTAACATGTTGTTTGCCAGAACACTAGAAGACTGGTCTAGGTTTGACATAAATAATAGAACTAAATTTGATGCAAGTATTAGTTCTGGTTTAGCCATCATGGCCACACAAAAGCACATGTATCAAGTAGAGCAAAAACAATCAAAAATAAACCTTAACTTTGCAAGGTATACTAATAAAGGTAATTTAAGTGAATTAATTAGATAGATGAAGGATGTTACAATAGACATTGCATCTACAGGCTTTCCAAGTCAATTTGTTTCAGATGCTGAAAAAGCTACGGATGAATTTGGTTTACAGATAGGACAGGCTATTCAGTACGAATGGTTTAAAAAAGATGGAAACCAGTGTAGATATTATAATCAATGGCGAGATTTTCACAGGCTACGATTATACGCTAGAGGCGAACAGTCTGTAGCGAAATATAAAACAGAATTAGCAATTGATGGAGACTTGTCTTATCTAAATTTAGATTGGACTCCAGTTCCTATTTTACCAAAATTTGTGGATATTGTTGTTAATGGTATGCAGGGCCGAGATTTTAAGGTAAAGGCCTACGCTCAGGATGCTCTGTCTCAAGCTAAAAGAAGTAAGTACCAGGACATGATAGAGGGGCAGATGGCCGCTAAAGATATCTTAACTAATATACAGGAGCAAACAGGAGTAGACCCATTTACAATGGACCCTGACGACCTTCCGTCTTCTGACGAGGAATTATCTCTTTACATGAATCTTAACTATAAACCTGCAATTGAGATTGCAGAGGAAGAGGCTATAGATACAATGTTTTCAGAAAATCATTATAATGATATTCGTAAGCAATTAGATTATGATGCTACGGTTATAGGAATGTCTGTTGCCAAGCATGAGTTTTTGCCTGGAGCTGGAGTCCAAATATCTTATGTAGACCCGGCTAATGTTGTATATAGTTATACTGAAGACCCTCATTTTAAAGATTGTTTTTACTGGGGAGAAATTAAAACATTACCCATTGGAGAGCTATTAAAAATAGACCCTAGTCTTACTCGTGAAGACTTAGAAGAAATATCTAAATACAGCCAGAGCTGGTATGATTATTATAATGTATCTCAGTTTTATGAGAATGATATTTTTTATAGAGATACTTGCACTCTAATGTATTTTAATTATAAAACTACACAAAAGATAGTTTATAAGAAAAAAATACTTGAAGGCGGCGGCTCTAAAATAATAGAAAAAGATGACTCCTTTAATCCTCCACAAGAAATGATGGAAGAAGGAAGGTTTGAAAAAATAGAAAAAACTATTGACGTTTGGTATGAAGGTGTAATGGTTATGGGAACTAATATTCTTTTAAAGTGGAAGCTTGAAGAAAATATGGTGCGTCCAAAATCATCTTCTCAACATGCTATTCCTAATTATGTAGCTGCGGCTCCTAGAATGTATAAAGGTGTAATTGAGTCTTTAGTTAGACGCATGATTCCTTTTGCTGATTTAATACAAATAACTCATTTAAAATTACAACAGGTTATAGCTAGAACTGTGCCCGACGGAGTTTATATTGACGCTGATGGTATTAATGAAGTTGACCTAGGAACAGGTGCAGCGTACGACCCTTCGGATGCTTTACGATTATACTTTCAAACTGGTAGTGTTGTAGGTAGAAGCTATACTCAAGAAGGAGAATACAATCAAGGCAAAATACCAATACAACAGCTTACAAGCAGTTCAGGAGCTTCTAAGACACAAATGCTTATATCTAACTATAACCATTACTTAGGGATGATACGCTCTGTAACTGGCTTAAATGAAGCTAGGGATGGTTCAACGCCATCTACAGATGCTTTAGTGGGTGTTCAAAAATTAGCAGCATTAAATTCAAATACAGCTACCCGTCATATATTAGACGGAAGTCTTTACATATATCGTACTTTGGCCGAGGCCTTAACCTATAGGGTGGCTGATATTTTGGAGTATGCAGATTTTAAGGAGGATTTTATAAATAAAATAGGAAAGTATAATGTAAGTATATTAGGAGAAATATCTGATTTATACATTTATGACTTTGGTGTTTTTATAGAATTATCTCCAGATGAAGAACAAAAAGCAATGCTCGAACAAAATATTCAAATGGCATTATCTAAGGGTGATATTAATTTAGAAGATGCTATTGATATTCGTGAAATTAGAAACCTTAAACTAGCCAATCAATTATTAAAAGTTAAAAGAGTTGCTAAGCAAGAGCGTGATGAAAAAATGGCTATGCAGAAGCAGGCTATTGCGGCACAGCAACAGCTTAAATCTCAAGAAATGGCTGCTCAAGTATCTATCCAGAAAATAGAATTAGAGACTCAATCTAAGATGAAAGTAAAACAAGCTGAGATAGCTTTTGAAATAGAAAAGCAAAAAGCGGAGGCACAGCTTAAATCTCAATTAATGCAACAAGAATTTACTTATAATATGCAGATTAGAGGGATTGATGAAAATGCCTTGTCTCAAAGAGAAGAGCAAAGAGAAAAAGCAAAAAGCGATAGAATTAGTCAGCAAAATACTGAGCAGTCTAAATTAATAACACAGCGTAAAAATAATTTACCTCCTCAGAGTTTTGAGTCTAATGAAGATAGCCTTGATGGCTTTGATTTATCAGAGTTTTCACCTCGATAATGACCGTAATATTTTAACTAAATTTTAAATCAAATCAAATGGAAATAAAAGTAAGAGCAGTAGAGTCTGTAGAAGAAAAGTCAATGCAAGAAGTTGAAAAAGAACTTCTTGACAAACATGAAGAAAAATTAATTGAGGACGATAATCAAGCAGAAAAAACTCCTCAAGTAAAAATGGATTTTACTGAAGAAAAAGATAAAGAAGATTCTTCCGTAAAGGAAAATGATAAAGAAGAAGCTTCTGTTGAGGAGGTTGCAGAGCAGCCTTATGACTTAAAAGAAGAAGACGTTCTTTCATATATTGGAAAAAGATATGGTAGGGAAATTAATTCATTAGATGAATTAAATGCAGCAAGAGAGGAAACGGAAAAACTTCCTGACGATGTTGCGGCCTACTTTAAGTATAAAAAAGAAACAGGAAGAGGTATTGAAGACTATGTAAAATTACAAAAAGACTTCAGTTCTATGAATCCTGATAATTTGCTAAGAGAGTATTTAACAATTACAGAAGGTGAAGGTTTAGACCCTGAAGATATTGATTCCTTAATGGAGGATTATTCTTATGATGAGGAACTAGATGATGAGGCTGTAATTAAAAAAACAAAACTAGCAAAAAAAAGAACTATTGCCAAAGCTAAAAAATTCTTTAATGAGCAGAAAGAATTATACAAGCATCCACTTGAGTCAAGACCGGATGTTAATTCTGAAAGTAACAATGAAGAAATTTTACAGTATAGGCAATATTTAGAATCTGCTAAAACTCAACAAGAGGAAAGTGAGACAAAACGAAATTGGTTTATAAAAGAATCCGATAAAGTTTTTACTGATGATTTCAAAGGTTTTGATTTCGTGCTTGACGACAAAACAGTAACCTTTTCTCCTAGTGATGTACAGACAATTAAAAAAAACCAAGAAACACCCTTGAACTTTGTAAATAAGTACTTGGATGATAAGGGTTTAATTAATGATGCTGTTGGATATCACAGAGCTTTATCACTAGCAATGAATCCTGACAAATTTGCCAATTTCTTTTATGAACAAGGCAAGTCTGAAGCTACGGAAGATGTAATGCGTAAAACTAAAAACATAAATATGAGCGAGCGCAGAGCACCAGAAATAACTAATAAAGGAGGAATGACAGTTAAGTCAGTTAACCCTGATTCGGGACGAGGCTTAAAAATAAGAAGTATTAAACGAAAATAAATTTTAAAAATTAATTATTATGGCAGGAGCAGTTCAAGTGGCCCCAGGGTTCGCTTTACAACCAAGTGCAGAACAAGTACCATTGAGTACAAATTATATAAATAACTTCGATTTCTTAAATCAGTATCTACCTGATACTTATGAAAAGGAATTCGAAAGATACGGTAATCGTACCGTTGCATCGTTTCTACGTTTAGTAGGAGCTGAAATGCCTTCAAACTCTGACCTTATTAAATGGGCAGAACAAGGAAGGTTACACACTAAATATGTAGACTGTACAACAGCAGCAGCTGGACCAGTTACAGTTGCTCAATTTACGGTTAATGATGCTTTAATTCCAGGAACTGGAAGTATTGCTATCAGAGTAGGTCAAACAGTAATGATAACTGAAAATGCAGCTGGCTCTAACAATAAAGCAATTGTTACAGCTGTTTCTACAGCAAACGGTACTTTTGATGTAGCTTTTTACGAAGCAGCAGGATTTACTAATGCAGCAGCAGCTAATAAGTTTACTGTATTTATTTACGGTTCTGAATTTAAAAAAGGAACAGTTGGAATGGCAGGTTCTTTAGAAGCTGATGACGTTATCTTCTCTAACTCACCAATTATCATTAAAGACAAATACGCTGTAAGCGGGTCTGATATGGCGCAAATTGGGTGGATAGAAATAACTACTGAAAATGGAGCTAGTGGATACTTATGGTATCTTAAGTCTGAGCATGAAACAAGACTACGTTTTGATGATTACTTAGAAACAGCAATGATTGAAGCCGTGCCTGCTGAAGCTGGTAGTGGAGCAATCGCTGCAGGTGGAGATGTAGGTAACAAAGGTTCTGAAGGTATCTTCTACGT